CGGCAGGCATCGCGAAGCTGCAGGGCGCCATCGAGGCGCTGCAGTGGGTCCTGGGTGACGACAGCCACCCCCTGTTCCAGGACGTGGAAGTCGAGATCGCGTAAAAGGCTTTAGTCCAACCCAGGGGTCGTGGGGTGTACGCCTCACGACCCCTTCTATTTCACCGAGTTAAAAATGAAATTCTGGCGCATCTTCGATGTCTTTATGGGGCTCCCGCCGATCCTGTCAGAGGCCGAGCTCGAGCACATCGCTCGCCAGCTTCTCGACGATAATACCGCGCTTGAGCAGGCTCAACTACGCCTGAAGGCACTCCGGAAAGAGGCGGCTACCACGCGACGTGAGATCAACCGGCTGAGGGCGCAGGTCGTGCGAAGAGCGCGGCTGCTAGGGATTTAGGAGGGGAGATGCAGATCGAGGGTGACAACTACTACGCCGACGACAAGCGCGCGCCAGACTTCTACTGGTGCCGCGGTGACCGCGGTCGCATCTGCGGCGTTTGCCACGAGGACATAGGTGCTGCGGACGATGGTGATCAACACGGGCACTTTTGCAAAGCCTGCCGCGTCATCTCTCACGCGAAATGCCATACCAACGCGCAGTTCCCATGGAGGGGTGTCTGTCTGGACTGCGGCGACGGAGACGACTAGTCGTACACGTCGGAGGCGGTGTTGATGTTGATGTGCTCGAGGTAACTACGTAATGACGCGAGCGCTTCCATCTTCACTTGCCGGACACGTTCGGAGCTGATACCTAACACGGCGGCGATCATCTTGAGTGACATCGGTGGGTCGGTTAGGAAGCCGAAGTAGGCCCGACATACGAAGGCGTCACGGATGGGTAGCTGGCTAATCAAGTACTGGACAAGCCGGTCGCCTGCTCGAGTGACGACTTCGTTCTCAGTATCTTGTGGCGCAGTGGCTGTTGATGCGGCGTAGTCAAGCGGAATTACTTCATACGTCTCTTGGGTGAGTCCCTGCAGCTGCTGCTTGGAGAGGCCTGTGACGCGGCGGAGCTCACCCTCGGTGGGTTCTCTGCCGTACTTATCTCTTGCTTTCTCCCGCGCAGCCCTTACCTTACGCAGGCTCTTCTTACGCCACATGGGTATCGTTACGACCGCTGATCGATGCAGTTCCTCGCGGATGTACAGCGTGACCCACCAGGTAGCGTAGGAAAGGAAGCGCGTCCCCCTCGTCACATCGTAGCGGTCTACTGCCACCAGTAGGCCCTCGTTACCCGCTGAAATAAGTTGTTTGTGATGTTCGAGATCCTTGGAGTACCCCTGCGCCACTTTGATGACAAAGCGCAGGCCGGACTCGACGAGCTTGTTGCGGGCGTCGATGTCCCCAGAGGTCTTGTACTTAGCAAACAGCTGTCGCTCAGTCTTGGGGTCAAGGATGACGACCTTGCTCAAGTCTTTGGCGTAGCCCTTCACTGATCGATCGTTGACTTTACTGTCTCTCATAGTTCGTTGTATTTGCTACCCAAAATTATAAGATTGACTCCAGAACGCGCCAGGGTTAAATATGATTCAGGCACGTGGGTAGCAGCAAAATCACTGAATTCCTCAGCGGAGACAGAATCCAAATGAGCAACATTGTTCCGACCTTTGATATCGAGAAGCTTGCAGTGTCAGGTGATGTGCGTGACCGGTACGAGATGCTCGCCAACGTCATGGCGGGCAAGCGGGAGGGCTTCGAGGAGATGCAGCGCGAGTGGCGCCCTGCGATCCTGAAGATCGTCCAGCCGGTGACGACCGATTCAGCGAAGCCCGCCACCGCGAAGAACGGTGACGTGTTTCACAAGGGCGGTAGCGTGAAGCTTCCGCTCAGGGCGCTGCTTGCGTACGCCTGGACGAGCCGTGTTCGGTTCGTTAACGGCGTCGACAAGCGGCCGAGCTGCTCGTCCGAGAACGTCGACCTCCAGGGTCGCGGTGCTCAGGACAAGAGCCTCTCGATCTATGGTGACTCGTGCGCGAAGTGCCCGTACGACGACCAGCCCTTCTCGAAGGGCAAGCCCGGTAACTGCAACAACATCCTGAACGTGATCCTCGTCCCGGAGTCGCTCGAGAACGTGTTCCAGTTCCAGTTCTCGCGCGCCGGTTACAACATCGGGCGGCAGTTCACGGATCTCGCGATGGCTACGCCGTACGCCTGGAGCCGGTTCTACGACTTCGCGACCGAGGGCAAGAAGCGCGATAAGGGCGGTCTTTACTACGTCCCGTCCATCACGCCGGTCGCCGATGTCGAGGTTCCCGAGCACCTGAAGGTGTTCGCGCAGTACGTGAACCGGAAGATGGCAGAGCTCCGGATCCCCCAGAAGGCGCTGCAGGTGGCTCGTCAGGACGACGGCGACGTGAGTCACGTCGTCGCGAAGGACGAGAAGGGGAAGCCGGATTTCCAGGACGCGTTCTAACTTTACCTAGTTAAAGGGGGAGGGGTCGAGCATTCACGGCTGGGTGCTCGGCCCCTTCTTTGTTTATATGCTTACTTTCTGCGACAATGCTTTGAAGCATGGCCCGTGGAGTCAGTCGAAGCTTGATGTCGCGAGTCAGTGTGGGCTTCGCTTCCACCTCAAGTACATACAAAAAAAGAAAGAGCCGGTACCGGTCCGACCCGAGGGGCGCATCGGAGCGGCGGCGCACAAAGCGATCGAGCTCGTTCTCAAAGGCGAAAAGATCGAACGGGCGATGCGTGTCGGGGCGGTCGACAATAAGCTCACCACAAATGAGCTCGACGACCTCTACATCTTCCAGCCGATCATCGCGCAGTTCGTCGAGCGGATTAAAAAGTTTGAAGAGAAAAATCCGGTCGAGCACCGACAGGTTGAATTTCAATTCGGTTTGACTAAGGATCTGAAGCCGACGGGCTTCTTCGGAAAAGACGTGTTCTTTCGCGGGGTTTACGACCTCAATCTCGCGACCGTCACGAAGAGTCTTATCATCGTCGACCACAAGTCGGGTCAACCAAAAGACGACATCTCGCACTACGACACGCAGCTCAAGTTTTACGCTCTTGCGGGCCGCGTCCTCTACCCTAGTATTAACGGTGTCCAGTCGGCCATCCATTGGCTCCGCACGGGAGACATGGTGTGGGGGAAGTACACCTCCACTGAGGAGATCGACGACACGTACGTCAAGTGGTTCGAAGAATACATCAACAATGCTGTGACGAATTTGAGTGACGAACCTCGCAAGGGTTGGTATTGTGGCTTTTGCGGGTTCACGTCGCAGTGCCCGTTATTTCCTGGGGGATAGATGGCGCCGCGGAAGCAAAAGAAGGAATCACAGATTACCCCAGAGAAGTTGCGTCAGATTTGGTCGGCGATTCCAGCCGACAGCTGGCTCGACTTTCTGCAACACTTCCGCGCCCCGCACCAGTTCTTCAACAAGGGTAAGGAGCTGTGGGGCCGTTGCATTTACCACAACGATCCCCACGCCTCATTTCACGTTCGGTTCGACCAGGGTTACGCGAAGTGCTTCGGTGAGTGCTCGACGTTCGAGTCGGACCCGATCGCCTTCGCAGCGAAGGCGTCCGGTAAGACCTACGGCGACGCGTTCACGTACCTGCTCAACACGTACGGGCTCCCAGGCTTCAGCGCTTCGGCCCTCAGCGAGATTCAGGATCTCGCGCACAAGTCGCTCATCAAGCGTTACATCCTCTCTATTTTCAACAACGAGCTGAAAGACGCCGCCACCATTGGGCGGACTGACCCGCAGTACGAATACGCGCAGAACGCTGTTAATTATCTCGAGCAGCGTAAGATCCCGCTCGACGCACTCCACACCCTGCCGATGGGGATTATCCCGACCCCCTCGCGCCTGTGGGAGCATCTGAACGAGCTCGAGAAGCGCACGAAGCAGCGCTTCCACTCGGATATTCAGAATTACCTCGAAGCCATCATCCCGCTTACGCCCACGTCCGCCGGCCCCTACGCGGGCTGGCTCGCGTTCGCGAACCATACGACGCCGAGTAACATCGGGCTCTTCCGGATCCGCCAGCCCGGGACGAAGGAAATTCGTGTTATTCAAGAGCCGAAGAACCCGGACGCGGAGATGGGTTTCTTCGGTCTCGGGACAGGTCTCTATCAAACTGTCATTGGTAGTGAACACGACGTCGCGCAGCGAGCGGTCGTCGTCGAAGGGGAGTTCACCGCACTCGCCGCGATCATCCCGCAGCTCGAGTCGGGTAACCTGCAGTCCATCATCATCGCGGCGGGCGGCAACAACAATCACAACCTCGACTCGCTCCAGGAGCTCGGCTTCAAGGAAGCGCTCATCATCGGCGACCGCGACGACGGGGGTGTGTCGTTCGTGCGCAGCCACCTCAAGGAGACGCGGACGCGGGCGCGTGTCTTCCAGTGGCCCTCGCATATTTCGATTGGCAGTGACCTACACGACGTCTACATGCAGCACGGCGGCGCCGCCGTGGTGCAAGCGGTCGCGGACGACCAGAACTACATTTTCCCGCAGGACTGGGCACTCCAACGACTCGACGTCGAGCGGGCGGTGTACCGCGACGACGATGTCGGCGGACTCTCCAAGCTCGCGATTCGTATCGGGAAAGTCCTGAATGACCCCTCCGAGCAGGAGGTGTACGTCCAGGCAGCCGCACAGTTACTTAACATCCCGGATAGCCAGCTTAAGAAGTATGTCGCCTCCCCGGACTCGGAGTCTGGGTTCGTCGCCCTGCTCGCCCAGGCACTCGAGAAGACCTACCGATTCCTCTACCAAGAGAACACCGGGAACGGCGTCAAAATCCACGCCTGGAACCGTGCACACCGGAAGGTCAGCAGTTTCGACCTCACGCGGCGCTCGGTCACGCTCGGTGTCCTGACCGGTGACCTCGGGCCGCTCATTGACTGGGTGGCAAACCACGTCGGCGAGCCGGAGTGGATTCGCGCCTTCCCAGATAAGCAAGGCAACATGGTCGAGAAAAAGCTCTTCATGCGTCAGAAGGAGTATGAAGGCTACCTCGTCGACCAGGCGATTCCGCGTCTCGCCATGGGTATGCCGCTCAAGAGCTCGCTCACCCCACTCGGACAGGGTATTCACTTCAAGGAGAACTCTCTTTACGTAGTGAATGGGGACATCTTCTGCAAAGGTACGGTGAGCGAGGAGGGCGGCATCAAATGGTCTGATGTCGACGGTCCGATGGACGGCAACTTCTACGTCGACCAGACGGACAGTAAGCGGGCACGTTGGAGTAACGCGTTTAGCAACGCCGAGGACATCAACGTCTACCCGCCCGTTGACATCAAGAAGCTCTACGCACGGGCTCGTTCTGTGTTCGAGACAGGCTGGCGCTTCGACGACCAGGCGCTCGAGACGCAATACATGGCGGCGTACATCTTCTCCGTACCCATGGCGGACGCCTTTGACGCGCTGCCCTGGATCTTCGTGAACGCGAAGTACCAGTCCGGTAAGAGCTTCCTCGTCCTCAAAGCGCTCTCGTCGGCAAATAACAATAATCGCATCCAGCTCGTCGAAGCGTCCTACGGTACCGACTACTTCTCACCGGCCGGTATCCGCCAGCGCATGCGAGACTCGACCCTCATGCTCATCCTCGACGAGTTCGAGGTGGGTCACGATAGCGGTAAGCTTAAAAGCGAGAATTACAAGGCCCGCGAAATTCTCGGTGTTATCAAAGGCGCGAATGCAGGCGGCACGACCGTCACGATGGGTACCGCCTCCGGTAACTTCGTCAATTTCAAGCTGCGCTTCGCGTTCGCCTGCGCCGGTATCACCCCCCTCATCGAGCGCGCTGACGTCTCCCGCTTCAACCACATCAGCCTCTCGCCGAACGAGCGCAACGGCATTCTAGGCGGCACTCCGGAATTCCACGTGTGCCGTCGCTTCTCCGCGGAGGAGCTGCAGGAGATCAAGTTCGGCACGACGATGTTTGCGCTTCAAAACTTCGAGCGCGTCCGGCGTGAATACAACATCGTTCGCACGGAAGCTGCGGACGGCAACTTCTTCAACGAGGACACCGAATCCCGCTTTAAAGAGTCGCTCATCCCAATTCTGACGATGATGCGTATGGCGGGCGTCAACTATAAGCAGTTCGCCCAGGCCTACTCGAACCTGAAGGTCGCAAAGCTCGCAGAGACGTACTCGATGAATGAGTACGATGAGCTGTGGGCGTCGGTGATGCACACTACCGGTGTACGGATTCCCAAGGAAGAATACAAGGACCGTTCCTTCACAATCGCTGAGCTCTGCATGGATCCGCGGAAGCGCGATCATATCAACGAATCCGGCACAGGCGTTTATTACATCCCAAAGAAGAATTACCTGCTCGTACGTTGGACCACCGCCATGTCCGGCCTACTCCGCGGGAGCTCGTTCGCAGGCCGCAGCCCGGTGTCGCTAAAGGGCATCGCAACGCTCGACCAACGCACTGTTCCAACAGAGGTATGGCGTACCGACCCGCACGTCATGTCGTTCCTTAGAAACTTTCAGTTTCATTACAAAGATGTTACTGTAATTCCGTTGCATCATTTCGTGCGTGCAGACGTGGAACCCGTCCCTGACGCTGAGGAGAGCGCAAGGACCCCCGGTCTGAAACCGTTCGCGAAGGCTGAGCCAGACGTCTTCTAATGACTTCACAAGCACTTACGATTCTGGACGAGAAGCCGAGCTTCTGCTCGACTTGTCCGAACCTCGCTGAGACGTGTCTCACGCAGGGTACCTGGGATTCGCGCGCGAGGATCACCGTAGTCGGAGAGAGTCCCTCCGAGGTCTCGCTCGAGCTCGGCGCACCGTTCGCCGGCCCGAATGGCGACGTGCTCCATAACCTGTTTAAAGCGATACACAAGGAGTTCAAGGATCAACTCCCGGCCGGGGAAATTCGCTACAGTAAAACGTACGCGTCGGGCACTCCCGGCAAGCCCACTCAAGAAGTGATTACGAAGTGCGCTGAGCTGTGGAAGAACCAGTGGGTCGCGCAGTATGCCCAGGGCGCGGGCGTGCACGTCGTCGTCCCGTTCGGTCTACCCGCTGCGAAAAGCGTCGGCGTCACCGCTAAGAAAATCATGGATATCCGCGGGCGGGTGCAGACGCGGATGCTCGGTAACCGGCAAGTCATCGTCGTGCCCACCCTGTCGCTCGCGTCGGTCTACGCGAAGCCTGGCCTCGGTGTGGTCGTTGGGCAGGACCTGAAGCGCGCCGTTCAGCTCGCGTACCTCGACGTTTACACGCCACCCAAATCGATCGAAGAGCTCTCAAAGGACTACCGATTTCCGAGGACTCTTGACGAAGTAAAATCCCTCTGCGACGAAATCATCGCTTACCGGGATCCCGCCAAGCCAACTACCGCCGAGGCGTGGCCGATTTCCATCGATACGGAGACGAATACCGTCAAGCCCTTCAGGCGTGACGCAAAGGTGCTCATCATCTCGTTCGGATGGGATGACGGGAAGGCCGGGGCGATCCTCCTCGACCATCCTGAGAACACCTTCTACGACCCCCAGGCAGCATGGGCCGAAGTAGGCCGCGTCCTCGCTTGTTCGAAGCCGAAGGTTTTTCACAACGCCAAATTCGACCTTCAGTTCCTCGAGCGCGTGTACAACATGCCGGTCAACAACGTTGACTGGGACACCATGTGCGGCGAGCACTGGATCTCTGAGGACCAGAAAGGTGTGTACGGCCTGAAGGCGCTGTCGCCCACGTATGCGCCTGAGTACGAGGGGTACGAGGAGACGCTTCACCAGGCCCTGCGCGACGGCGAAGAGACTGTCCCTACTGAGGAGGACGCGCTCAAGGAAGCGAGGGAGCTCGCTGCTGCCGCAGGCGGCGGGGGCGATCAGTCGTGGATGGAGACGTTCGAGGAGCCTGAAAAAGAAGAAGAGAAGGAGGAGGTTCTCCTCTCGAACGAGAAGTGGCTGCAGGATCCGGAGTGGTCGGATCTGATTTCTGAGGAACAAAAGGTTGAGTATCGCAAAGCTCGCGATGAGTGGTTCCTGCACGACGCGGCCGGGAACGGTAAAGCTCGCGGATCGACACTCCGCCGCTGGAAGAAGCTCGCAAAGGCGTTCCACCTCCCGACACCCGAGCCAGTGCGTCAAAAGGAGATCGCCAAGCAGGAGCGCGGGTTCGCACACATCGGACTCGACGTTATTCTCCCGTACGCCGCGGCCGACGCTGACCTTACGCGTCTTATTCTGAAGAAGCAGTACCGCAAGCTCGTCCAGGACGATGTCCTTGCGACCGCACGCGGGGTGATGCACAGCCTGTATCTCCCGGGGTCGCGCTCACTCGGCGGTCTGGAGTTCCGCGGGGCGAAGATTAACCTCAAGCTCGCCCGCGCATACGATACTGAGCTCGCGCAGATTCTCAATGACACGCAGACACGTATTTACAATCTCGCGTGCCAGGAATTCAAGATTCTAGCGTCGCAGCAGCTCGCGGTGGTGCTCCGTAACATGGGTTTCGCGGAGATTAAAAAGACTGCCAAGGAGGCGATGAGCGTCTCGAAAGAGGTGCTCGTCGCGTATCAAAAGCAACTCGTTGATCGGATGACGCGGCTTACTGACCCGCAACAGGTCGCTGACGACACGCGTAGGCTCGAATTCATCGAGGCGGTGCTCCTATACCGTACCGCGCAAAAGATGAAGCAAAGCTTCCTCCGGCGAATCCGCGAGTACGCCGCGCTCGACGGTCACATCCATACGACGTTCCACCTGACCGGTACATCCACTGGCCGCCTCTCGAGCGCCCGCCTCAACCTCCAGAACCTCCCGCTCTACATGTGCCGCATCACGCGGCCGAATCCGGATGACCCGGAGAACCCGATCGTCATTCAGGAGGGCTTCAACGTCAAAGCGCTCCTCATCCCGGAGTCGGACGACGAGGTCTTCTGGAACCTCGACATCAAGGCCGCCGAAATCCGGGTGGCCTGCTACTACTCGCAGGACCCGTCGCTCATTGAGGCGGTGCGTGCTGGTCTCGATATTCACACGTTCATTCTTACCCGTGTAAAGCACCCGTCGCTCTCGGGTGAGGAACTGAACGAGCAGTACAAGCAGTATTTCAAGCTTTACAAGAGCGGCGACCGGGACATCTCCACGCTGCGCGGCGCTATCAAGCGCGTCGTCTTCGGCACGCTCTACGGCGCCGGCCCGACCAAGATTGCGGCGCAAATCGGTGGTAACTACACGAAAGAACAGGCGAAAGAGCTCATCGAAGCGCTCTTTACGATGTTCCCCGGCCTCCGCGCTTACGTCAAGAACACGAAGAAGAAGGTCGAAGTTCACCGCAAGGTGATGACCATCTTCGGTCGGTACCGCCGGTTCGCCCTCTCGGGCGTGTCGAGCGAGCTCCGCGCGAAGGCTGAGCGCGAGGCGGTGAACTCGCTCATCCAGTCCACCTCGAGCGACCTGGTGCTCGCGCAGCTCTGCGAGATCGATGAGCACCTCCATGAAATCGAGGCTACCATGCGCCTCACCGTGCACGACTCGATGGCGGGTACCATCAAGAAGACGCGCGTCAAGGAGATGAAGGCGTTCTTCGACAAGTGGCTCGTCGAGCGTGTGAAGGAGCGGTTCCCATGGCTGCCGGTGCCGTTTCTCTTCGACTTGGAGGTCGGGCCCTCGTACGGTGAAAAGATGAGTTACAAGGACTGGCTTCTGGAGAACAACGCATGAACGCGATCGCGGTTTGGGCGATTGTCCGGGAAACTGGTACGTACATTGTGGGGGAGGTTCACCACCTCGCCCCTAATTACAGGATGCACCCGCCGACAGCAGTGTGGCTGAAGAATCCCGTCATCATGGTGAAGGTGGGACGTGAGGTTACGTTCCAGGAGATTGACGTCGTGGACGGGGACCTTCTCGTGAACATCCGCGAGCAGCTCGGAGCAGGGGAGCTGCGCCAGCCGTTCCGGTCGCTGTACGAGATGTACGTTGACTCGCTGAAAAAAGAAGGATAATGTTGGTATAAGGGAGTAACGTTTCTACCCTAGCCTTTTGCGAGCTGTGTACGCAGCAGGAAACGTATCGTTTCCATCGTGTGGATCAGCCGGGGAAAGCTAGAGCGGCACGTAGCACCACTAAGGCAAAAGGTTTCCACCGCAGCGTTTCGCTCGTGGTGGAGTGCTGCACCATTACTGAGAGTAGTGAGGTTAATTCAAAGCTAGCTGAGTTATGCCTCTCCTAAAAGAGAGGGTCGCGTTTCGCGACTGTAAATCTCTTGGCTGTGCCAGAACAGAAGAGCTCGGTCCTCGAGGTCCTCGAGCTCCCCTGATCGTCCAGACGCCGATAACTCAGAGTAGGGCCTGTGAATTGTGTAAAAACACGAAGGCAGCGTTTCGCTGCCAGCGTTTCTTGGTGATACCGTTGAAGCAGGCCGGAGCTGAAGGCCTGGCCCGACCTCGACAGGCTCTATTTACCAGGCTTCAAGTCATTTCGGTAAAGTTGCAGCTCACCCCGTGCGAGACGTAGCGCCGTCCAGGCGAACACGGCTGCGTGGAGGCAGTCGTCTGGTTGCGTGGGGGCGTGTCTCCACACTTTCTTGCCTTGTCCGTTTTGGGTGACCTCTTCGTACTCTGCAAGGATGTCACCGATCGCCTGCTGCATCACGCGGAGCGGTCCAAAGACGACCCCCTTGCGCTTCAACATCAACATGTAGCTGTCGATGAACGACGTACGGTCGATCATGAAGCGGTCCTTGCCATTCCAAATGATCTGCTTCGCCGTGGAGCCGTACTGGAGCTGAAAGACGCGGTGTTCACCCAAGATTTCTTTTAGCATCGCGTTCGCGACCGCACCCTCACCGGCGTCGCCACAGACCAGTTGAACCCTGAACTTTTGGAAGATGTTCGCGACTTCACGCACGTCTTCCACTTGGTTACGGCCGGGGAAAACCTTGTAATAAAGGCATTTTAGGCGGTTGTCCGGAAGTACCGCCCACACCCACGCGACGGTGCGCGATTGGATCTCCTGACCCGCGGTTGATTGTCCACCGCCAGACCAGTCCACGCCGCCCGCGATCGTTGGGTAGTTAAGTGGTCCGCCGTTCTCCTGGAACACATTTGACTCGTCGCACAGCTCCTCGAGCTCCTGCTTCGAGATCATGCGGGTACCGATCGCGTCAGAAACCCCGAGCACCTCGTTCTTAAACTTCTGCGGAGCGTAGTTTTCCAGCTTGTCCATAATACGGTCCCAACGCTGGGGGAGTTCGACGTTACGTGGGAGGATCACCTGGGAGAGGTGGAAGCCTTTCACACGCGCGTCTGGCTTGAAGTCGTACCACTGTCCGTCACGCGGGTTGAGCAAGTGTCCGCACTTGAGACAAATCGGGCCTTTTAGACCGATGCTCTTTGGTGTGTCGACGAAGTTCCAACTACTGCAGCCTGGGCACTTCATAATCCACTCGGTTTGCGTGGATTGTTGCCACATCCACTCAATCCCGTTCTCCATCGACTTCGGGGTGCCGAGATAGAATTCGTACCCGTAGTCGGAGTTCGCGGCGCACTCCATGACGATGGGCCGGACCGAGTAAAGGTCCATATCCTGGACCTCATCGAGGATGACGCGGTCGGCCGAGACACCACGGATACGGTCTGGGTCATCCTGCGCGTAGGAGAGCGCGATTTCCGAACCGTTCGTGAGCAGCTTGGAGAGAACGTTATCCGTCGACCCGATGCCGCAGAAGCGTTTGCGGATAAGTGGCGAATAGTGCAGGGTCTTCGAGAGACGGGTATTTGAGAATTTTGACGTCTGCTCCTGTACGGGCGCGACGTAGAGGGTGCGAAAGTGCGCCTTCGTGATCGACTCTAGGATGATAAAGTGCGCCGCCATCGTTGACTTGCCGATCTGACGTCCGAGCTTTAGCAGGAGTCGTGGGAACTCCCCGTCGTAGATGGCACTGTGAAAGGGGTAGTCCTTTAGACTGAGCGGCTTGCCGTCGAGGTAGATGAGGCCTTGGGCCAACGCTGTTTTAGTTGCTGCGAACATGACTTTTTGTGAGGTCTCCTGTGGCGAACTCTAGAGACGAACGGACAGTTCAGAACACGCGACTCGTCTTCCGCTGGGGTGGTATCCTGGCCTTCCTGTTCATGTTATACTTTCATCCGCTCATCACCCTTGTCGTCTTGCTGATCCTCATCCTCTTCTTCCGCGGTATCCTTAAGCTACTCTTCGGAGCCTTCTAGCAATGTCGAAGACGAACCCCGTCAACGTCGAGGACAACGACGCCTCGTTCTTCAAGCAGCTCGACATCATCGCCGGTTCGGCGGAGGTCGTGAAGCGCTGGCTCGCGTTCAACATCATGCGCGACCAGCCGGTCGGTATCTTCGGCCGGGCAGGGATCGGCAAGACGCAGCTCGTGCGGCAGGTCGCCGAGGAGCTCGACATGGACCTTGTCGTCTTCTACCTGCACCACATGGAGCGCGAGGATCTCGGGGGCTTCCCGTTCCCCGACCCGAATGACACCCATGGCGTCGTGATGCGCATGAAGCGGCAGATTCCGCGGCACAAGTCGAAGAGGAAGGGCACGATCCTCTTCCTCGACGAGTTCAACCGCTGCGAGCGCGCGGTGCTGACGGCGACGTTCACCGTGATGGAGAGGCCGCGCATCCTCGGCGACGTGGAGCTCCCCGACGACGTGCGCATCGTTCTGTCCGGTAACCCGTCGGACGGAATTTACATGGTGAACGAGGGGGAGAAGGAGCCGGCCATCCGGCGGCGCGTCTGCTGGGCAGGCATGCTCGTGAACCACGCGACCTGGCTCAAGTTCGCGACGGAGCGCGCGTTCCACCCGGCGGTGATCAACTACATCCGCCGCCACAAGAACAACCTCTATGACATGGAGGCGCACAACGCCGGCAAGGTCGGTGCGAATCCCGCGTCGTGGGAGAAGGTGTCCCAGGCGCTGAAGGATGCGGAGCGGATCTCCCGCGGCATGGACGGCGGTCTGTCGAGGATGGACCTCGAGCTGCGGGTCTCCCTCGCCGGCCTCATCGGCCAGCGACTCATGACGGATTTCATGTCCGAGTTCACGCAGGAGGACTCGACCATCATCGAGCCCGAGCAGATCCTGTACTCGGCGAACGAGTTCCGTCAGGGTGACGACGCCTACGAGGCGGTGAAGAAGCTCGTCCAGGGCAAGAAGACGGGTGTGACTGGGAAGATCGGCGAGCTCTGCACGGCGGTCGCCATCACGGTCGCCACGGCGCAGCCCGCGCCGTCGTCGATCGCAGGGCCGCTCTCCCGCTTCGCGCAGCTGCTCGATGCGGAGACGAGGCAGAAGTTCCTCGTTGAGCTCTTGAAGGTCGTGCAGGAGCAGGACGAGAAGAAGGTCTACCTGCCGCTCCTCAACAAGCAGCTCTCGGAGCAGCCGGAGTTCAAGGACGTGATGCGCCAGGTCAGCCAGCGGGCCGCGAGCGTGCAGGAGAAGGTCAACAAGTAGTAACCGGTTATGTAGAGGCCGCGCGGACATTTTGCAGGGATTCCCTGTAAGCGTTCGCGCGGTCTTCTACATAAACGTGTGTCGCAGCGATCTTGGCAAGCTGGACACCGAGTGCATCATCGGGGAAGGCATGCGAGGCGAGCGTACTCTTATTGAGCTTGCCCCAAGCCTCGCGTACCTTCGCCTCAGTGAGCTCAGTCTTGTGATTCATCTTTGTAAGCTCTGACTGAGCGAAGTCGAGGAGCGGTGGTGTCGCAATGAACCCCGCGCGGTGAAGTGTTGTTGCGGTATAAATCACAGGCTCATAATCAAAATCAGGAGAGTGCTCCATCTCCTCTTGCAAAATGAGCTCTGCCTCGTAGACCCCCCACGCGATCTGTGCTGGAGCCGCCTCCATGACAACCTCTGGGTCAGAGAGAATGTCGTTAAAGGCGAGTACTGTATTCTGGAACGTCAGAACTTCTGAATAGAAGAGTGGAGCAATCTTGAGGGTAATTGCCGCGAAAAGCTTGTCGTAATTGACCGGCGGTACCTCGATCTTCTCGTGCTCGAACTCGAGGCGGAAGGTATCCGGCTCGTACACCTCCATCCCCGGGCCACACACATTCCGCGCGGCGATGAGTAGAACACCTGCGGGTGTTTCAGGATTTTTTAAGGCTTCCTTACTCGGCAGCAACGCGTTCGCGGTACCTTCCTTGTACCCTCCAGCCCGATCAGTGTAGTAATCGAGCAGCTGCCCCTGCTGGACACGGGCACTCACCCGGGCTTCGAAGAGGTCGCGTGCAAGACTTGCCAGCTTGCGGCCAAGGTACGGCTCCTTGCGGAGCGCGTCCTCGGTCGCTTCCGTAAACTGGATGTCTGCGAGCGTGAGGGGTTTAAAAGAAAACATTAGCGAACGTAAGCCTTAATCTGGCGACCGAAGATCGAAAGCAAATCGCGGGGCATGGTTGGGAGGACCGTCGCGATCTTGCTGCCATCGAGGTTCGCACCACTCGTAATCTCGGGAAGGATGTCTTTACCAAAGACGTCCTCATACATATGAGCAGGGAGAGCAGCGAGCTTCCGGAGGGAGACGTGGACGCCGCCGAGGTCGACCCCCTCCTCGGCGAGCTTGTCAGTGTTGAAGACCGTTGTCATCGCGTCTGGGAGGCGGGCGCCGTAGTACCGGTCCACACCAGACGCCTTATCGAGTTCATAAAGGGTGGAGGCAAGCTTGATGAGTGAGTCGCGGTCCTGCGACACACCCTCAACGGCCTGCAGACTGTTCGCAATCTTGGTATAAGCACCCTGGAACTTTTCAGGCGCAACGTTCGCCCGGACCTCGACCCAGTCGACTACCGTGTCGATGTCCGACACATTGAGGCCCGCGAGGCGGGTCGTGTGCGGGGCGACCGGGATCTTGTACTCGTTCGCCTTCTTAACGAGCCGCGTCGCCGCCCGGATACGGTCCTCGAACTCGAGGTCGCGACCCTGGGTGTGTAGCGCCACTTCCGCGTGCTTCACGGTCTCCGCGTCGCCGACGTACCAGCGATTGAGCTCAGGGAGGAGGTAATTCTCCGGTGCGGCTACGACCGGCGCCGCGGCCTCCTTCTCCATCGCAAAATTCAGAATAACCCCGTAGGCACTCAACGCATCCTGCAGCGTCGAGAGCACCTGCACCGGCGCAGCAGCCTCCTTGGAGGTGGCGTACAGGTACGAGAGCGCCGCATGCTCGGCCGTGTGGACCGGGTACAGGCGCCGCTCCTCCCAGGCGAATGCTGAGTCGGGTAGTGAGGCGTGCTCCTCAAGGTCGATCGACGCATTCTTGATGAACCCCTCGATTTCTGGTACTTCTAGGATGCGCTGCGCTAGAAGACGGAATGAGGGGTCGTGAAATTGGTCGACTTCCGGCATTTTGTCCATTTATCGGCTCCTGTACTTGATTGCTGTAAATCTAAGCTGATAACCATTAAAGAGCAAGAAACTCTGGCGAAAGCGGTAACATGCGCAACTCCACGGATAATGACCTCAACGACCTGACGACGCTCCAGGACGTGCTCGCCTACCTCGTGTCGTGGCGTGTCGGCGATTTTTACGCCAGGCTTGTTGCGAACCTCCCGTCCAGGCCGGAGAAGAAAGTCCCGTTCATGGGCGTCTGTTGGGAGCGGGGCCATCACGTCCTGCTCTACAACGAAGACTGGGTGCAGCAGAAGCTTGAGGAGGGCCGTAAGGGCATGGATGAGCTTCGCGCAACCGTTGCGCACGAGGCTTTCCACGTGATTCTTTGCCACATCGCCCGACAAATGAAGCTTTTCCGCTCCTTTACCGCCGACAAGGAGAAGGCTCGCTTCCTCCAGCGCTCGAACACCGCGACGGACATGGCGGTGAACGATCTGCTGCGCTCAGAGAGAGACGGGCGTGGGATGGGCCCCACCTACGTCGACCTTCAGCGGAACGCGAAGATGTGGGTGCTTCCGGAGCACATGAAGTTCCCGTCCGAGCTCACCTACGAGTGGTACCTGTCGCTCATGATGGACAAGGACATCTGTCCGGAGTGCGTCATCAGGATCGTCCGGGCGCAGAAGAAGGCCGAGGACGACGACGGCGACGGCGACGGCAACAAGAACAAGGGGCAGACTGGCGGGAAGTGCACGCACGGCCCGCGCGGGGACGCGGAGTGCCCGAACGGCAAACACACGGGCGCGCACGAGTTCTGGGTCGAGATGTCCGAAAACCTCTCTGACGAAGAGATGGAGATGGTGGCGACCCAGGTCGAGGCCGACGCCTACGAAAAGGTGAAGCAGGCCGTCGAGGAGCACAAGCGCGACCGGGGCACCGTCCCTGGGTTCGTGGAGGAGACCCTCGACAACATGATGAAGCCGCCCCGCGTGCCGTGGAAGAAGCTCCTCCATCAGTACGTGCAGCGGTGCCGGCTCTCGAAGCCCATGCGTACCCTCGAGCGCCCGCGGAGGCGTTGGGCGATGCTCGACACGACGCTGTACCCGGGCCTGAAGCGGGATCGGACGTTCCGTCTCGGCTTCGGGATCGACACGTCCGGGTCCATGTCGTCGGACGACATCCACGAGGGCCTGGTGGAGCTCCAGGGTATCGCGAAGCTCGATAAGGACATCGAGATCGTGGTGGTGGAGTTCGACACCATGATTCACAAGGAGTACGTCCTCGACGCCCATGGCGAAGTGGACGTGAAGGTCGTCGGACGCGGGGGCACTGACTTCAACGCGTTCTTCCAGCGCATGTTCGAGCTCGGCAAGAAGAGCGAGATCGACGCGATCATCTGCTTCACGGATGGTTACGCGCCGGCTCCCGAGCTCAAGTTCCGGCCGATTCAGATTCCGACGCTCTGGTGCCTCGTCGAGCAGGGACAACACCCTTGCCCAGACTTCGGCATCGAGATCCGTCGACCACGAGGATAGCCGTGAGGACGTGATGCACTTGCAGCACCCGATTTACTCGGTGAACTTACGGCAAGGTTCACCTGATGCACGCAAGGGCGGCAAAGGACTGCCCTTTGACGTGTTTTACCTGATACCGGGGGAGGCGCTCGGCCATGTCGGGCGCTTGTCCCCGTATTCAGTCACACTCCCCCTTACGGAGGCATACCGCGAACCCCTCGCAGAGGTCGCGATCGCGTTCGACACGCTTGTGACGGGGCACTATAAGGTAGTAGTACCGGTGCACATGGCGTCAAAAAAGCGCCGTAAATTCGCAGTAGCGAAACTCCACCCGTCCGAATTTGTAAAGCGGCCTTGGTGGTGGCGTCCCGAACACCTCAGTATGTTTGTCCCGGAGACGACAGGACTTAATACCCCCACCGGTGTGCTCCAGCCGATGTGTGCATACTGCACGAACAGTCTTGCGCACATAGCGGGGCAGTGCTCCATCGGGACCGTCGCGTGCGCGACCCATCTTGAGATAGAATTCACGCCGGTCAAACTCGAGAAGTACAAGAAGTTTGAGAACCCCGATGGTAAGGCGTTCAATGCTAAGTACTGGAGATTGTGGAGATGAGCGTGCGTATACCCGTCGTCACAGCGTGTCACACGCTACCTGATAACGACCTACCGTTTCCGATTGATGCCCTCGGGCTCGCAAATTGGATAGGGCTACGGAACAATACGCTATGGTATCTCGTCCTGCACCGCGCAAGGATGTACCGCAAAATCACCATCCCGAAACCGAAGGGCGGTGTGCGAGAACTCCACGATCCGGAGCCGGGGTTGAAGTACGCCCAGCGGATGGTGCTCGACAAAATCCTTAGTAAATTCCCAGTGCACGACCACATCGGGGCGTATGTCGACGCGCGCGGTGTGAAATACACCACGGAACGACACGCCGGACACGCCGTCATCATCGAGCTCGACGTCAAGAACTTCTTTCCATCGACGACACGGCGGATGGTGCGATCCTTCTTCAAGGATCTTGGCTGGCCGACATCGCCCGCGCACATCATCGCGGATTTACTCACGGTTCCGCTGTCGCCTCACCTATCAGTCGTGCCCCAAGGGGCTCCCTCGAGCCCTTCACTGTGTAACATTATCGGGAACCATCGTTTCGATCAGCACGTCCTGCGGTACCTTACAACGCTCGACCCAGGCTGGCAGTATACGCGCTACAGCGACAATCTCATCATTTCGCACCCGCAGGTACGGGCTCGGGAAGAGATTGACCGGGTTAAATCGGAAGTACGCCGGATCCTGCTGCGCGCCGGATACAACGCACACCCCAAGAAGACAAAGGTGATGCGGAACAACCACCCGAAGGCTCCGCAACGCCTGCTTGGGCTCACGGTCAATACCACTCCGAATATCCCGAGTGACGTGTACCGCAAATTGCGCGCGCAGCTCCACAGGGCACTGACGCACGGCCTCGAGGCTGTGACGGACGTTCCACCAACCACCACAGCGCTCCCCTACCTAGAGGGTCGAGTCCGATACTACTTACACATCAACCCAGCGAGTCATAAGATCCAACAGCTGCTGGGGGATGTCGAACTACTTAAGCGTACGCAACCCCGTGCGGTGTTCAGCGCACAAAACTCTAGTAGCACGGAGTCCGCAGCCTAAATGACAAACGCAGCCGTAGCCGCCGTCGCAGCGAAGGCACGAATCATCCTCGGGATTCTCTATCCCGTCGTCGCGTTCCTGCTGGTACTCATCGCCAACCTGGCGTAATTTGGGGAGAAAGGGGCGCCTACGGGCGCCTCTTTTTTTTAGCCCTAAACGAGCACGGCGTTTGGATTGTTCGGATCGAAAGCAGGGTCGGCGTTGCGGACCGCGCCGAGCGCACGCGCTTCGGTCGCCATGGCAGCGTCGTAGGTCGTCTGCGCCGTGAGCTGATCGCGCAGCGCCTTTTGGCGCGCGACGTTCACGTTTGCCTGAGTGGTGGCAAGTGTGCTGAGGAGTGCCGCAGCCTCGGCTACCTTGACACTCAGGTCGACGTACTTACTGCGAGCCTTGGCGAGCGCGTGATTCGCGAGTTGATCCTGCATGTATTCGAGATCCGCGATGCCTTGGACTGCGAACACGTCCATGGCGTTCTTCACCGCCGCCATCTCCAAGTGAATACTGGGGTCGATACTATCGAACCTGTCTTGGATGACGTACAGCAAGTTATTGAGCCGCAGCCAGAATCCGGACCCAACGTCCACATTTTGTGGCGGCACCACCGGCAGCGGCTCCACACCAAAGCGAGCG